CCCATTGACTTGATTTTTAAAGAAAAATGGGGGCTTGGGGGCATCGCCACCAAACGGGTTTGGGCAGTAGCCCACATTGATCCCGCCAACTGTCGTGTACTGTGATCTGACGCGGACACGCTGGTCTAAAGCGTTTTCACACCGAGCGAAAACGCTCTTCCCTTTTAGGGCCGAATTTTCCGAGCCGTTGACCGTAAACGGTCAACTTGAAAATGCTCTAACCTTTTTATCTCTCGCAGTGATTTTGCACAAAACCGGTTCCCACTTTTGCGCTCACTGCTCCAGGGCCCCATCAGACTGGGCATGAAAAAGCCACTCTCCCTCGGGACAGTGGCTTTTTCAATGAAGGAGACCAGTATGTGGTCAATGTGATGCTACAGGACACGACAAGGACACCCAAAGAGCGGGCTATCGCCAGAATAAACGATATTTCGTTCATCACTGATGTAAAAAGTCCTGCCAGCCAGCCATCATCGCGGGCGACAGACAGCAACCAAAAGGGGAATATGGCTCATACGAATATACAAAACCTTGAATTTGCTAAAAATATTCCATCATTCTTCCGCAAATATGACACACTGCCCGCTTAGAAAAGGGGTGACAGTGACCTCCAGCTGTCATCTTCTTTCCGACCATTATACCGCATGTTGCCTGGCAACACTGCGCACCCTGTCGTGTACGCTTTTTACGACAGGGACGGTTGCTGCTGCACGATTCTCAGGCCAAGCGTTTCCCGGAAGCCAGATCAGCGGGAACAGGGACCCCTTGCAAGTCACGCCGCAGGTGCTGCAGGGCCATCTTCAGGCCGATCGCCCGCTCCTCAGGATCATCGTAAGTATCAGATAAATCAGCATAAATTCTTGCAGCCAGACGACCAACATCCCGATCGGAGATTGCCGCCCCCACTTCCTTGTAAACCCGGCGAATCCCTTCCACAACGCGTCCCAACAGGTCTTCGTCCAGAATCACTGGCATGCTGACAGCCACAGATGACATGGGCATGTCCTGCCCGGTGGCCAGCCAGTCGATGCTGACTCGCCCGGCACGGGCAATCGCAATCAACGTATCCAAAGTTGGGCGGTTGCCGGACAGGATACTCTGCAGGGTGCTGGGTGCAACGCCTGCACCCAACGCGAAAGAGCGGACAGACTGTCCCCCAATGATGGCCCGTATCCGGGCTGACAGATCATCATTCATCGTACAGACCATTATAACCCACTGATAAAGATCAAAGATAACGGGACGTTTCGGCATCATCCACCGGGTGGCAGGAACAACCGAAGCGATTAAAGATACCACCATGCGACAAAATTCCGTTTTTCCGATTGACCGATGAACGAAATTTCGTTAACTCTGCTCTTTAGAGAACACACGCATAGCGATACACACTGGAAGTACCCACTTCAAGGTACGGACCCGGACTGCCATGGCTTCGGCCAACAGCATGACAACCCATTATTTTGCAATAGAAATCCTCCCCATCTGTGGGTGACCGGTATACACGAACCGCCTCCAGTGTGGTGAACGGCTTTTAGTGTACCGGATATCACTAGCCTAACACGCGCAAAACGCGCTGCCATCAGGAAAAACCCGCTCTGCTTCCTTTCCCCCAGGATGAGACATCCCGGCTGGATTGCCCGTTCGTGCGCCTGCTTCGTCATTTCCCTCCTCCACCAGAAAAACATTGAGCCATTCCATGCCCTCTGATCACCCGACACCAACATCCCGCCTGTCCCTCCGCCATCGCGGCGAACGCCCCCCACGTCGGCCACAACGCCGCCCTTTGGCCCATCAGCAGCACCGTCCCACGCCGTTTCTCAGCGAGGCCATCCGGATTGCGGTGATTGCCGAATTGCACCGGCTGCGCTGGGTGCCCAGCCTGCCATCAAACGCAGTGGAAATCGGTCGATGATCAGCCTGAGCGACAATCTGGCGGCTTTTTCCGCCTTCCTCGCCGGCTATCAGGACAGCGGCATGGTCCTCGAAGCCCCTGCTCTGCGGGCCCTGCGAGATGAGTTTGACCGCTATGTCGAACAGGCACGCACCCTGGAAAGCCATTTGCCTTCTGCAATTCCCTTTGATCCGGAGACCCGTTGATGATCTCGCCCTCCCTGCCTGCCCTGCTGGCCGAACTGGCCGACGCCATCGGCCTGCCCGCCGCCCTTGCCATCGCCCATAACCGGGGGGGACAGATGGTTTATATTCCGCAACCGGATCATTTGCCGGATAGCCACTGGCTGGTTGAAACCGTCGGCATGGATGCAGCGCGCACCGTCGCCGCTCATCTGGGTGGCGGCTGTCACTTGATTCCTCTGGGACCGACCGGCACGCGGGCCACCATCAAGACCGCGATTACCGACAGCCTTCAACGTGGCCTGTCCATTGCGCAGATTGTTGCCGAAACGGGTGTTTCCCGGCGCACAGTCGAACGCCATCGGGCCACGCTCCGGCAAAAATAAGGTCTTTTTTTTACACCCTGCGACAACTGTCAGTCTTATTATCAACAACAATCTACCTAAAATTGCCCTCACCAACGACACCACATCGCGAGGGCACAGCGTGATCCACCTCCTTGATCAGGCATTCAAAACCAGACTGAGCAGCGCCAGCAGCGGTGGCTTGCTGGGCTACACCCTGGGGACCATTGCCTCGGTTCCAACCGTCCGTGGTCAACTGGCAGCCCTGGCTCAGACGCCTCCCTCTCTGCCCGGCTGCTGGCTCTGTATCAGTGATATCATCGCCCAGGAGGGGAGCCACAATGGCAAATGGCCACTGCGCGTGACCCTGTCAATCCTGTGTGCGGCCCCAACGCTCGACGATCAGGCCGACCAGCCAGGCAGCCTGACAATCGCACAGGATCTATTGGCCCTGTTGAGCGGGCAAAGTCTGGGGCTTGCCGGGGTCTTCACCCCGCTGACTCCGGTCAGTCTGTCCCCGGTGACCGTGACGCCTGCCAATGGCAGTGCGCTGTCGGTGTGGCTGCTGACCTTGACCACCCGCCTGATCCTGTCAGCGCACCCTGATGCCCTCAGCCCCGATTTGCCTGCCCTCAGCGCCTTGCCCGCCACCACCGGAACCACCCCGGCAGCCCGGCTGGAGGCCGCGCTGACACAAGGCGCAATCATCACCGGTCCGAACACGGTTTCCCTGCAATGGGATACCGGAACGACCAGCGTGCCCTACACCGACACCCTGACGGTGTAGCCCTGTCCTCTTACGAGGTTTTCCATGTCTGAACTTCTGCTGATCAAACCGGCCCGCGCCGGTGAGATCGTCCGCGACCCGGTTGACGGTACGCCGTTGGCCGCCGCAGGCGACTACAAGCCGCGTCTGTCGTACTGGCTGCGCCGTCTGGCCGCTGGCGACGTGACCGATCTTTCTTCCCTTGCCGCTCAGGAGCCGCAGGAATGACCATTTCCTTTAATCAAATCAGTGCCTCTCTGCGTACGCCGGGGGTTTATGTCGAGTTCGACAACTCCAAGGCCGTGCAGGGTCTGGCGCTGGATGTGACCCGCCCGCTGATGCTGGGCCAGATGTTGACCTCGGGTTCGGCGACCGCGCTGGTGCCGGTGCGGGTGACCAGCGCCGCGCAGGCCGTCCGCCTGTTTGGCCGTGGGTCGATGCTGGCCCAGATGGTTGCCGCCTGGAAGACCGCCAACAGCGACAGCGACCTGTGGGTGATGCCGCTGGCTGACAACAGCGCCGGTCAGGCCGCCAGCGGGACCATCACCGTCAGCGGTACCCCGACCGCTGCCGGAACTCTCGCCCTCTACGTCGCTGGTCAGCGGGTGCAGGTGGCGATTGCCGCAGGCCAGAGTGCGGCCACCGTGGCGACCGCGATTGCGGCGGCGATCAATGCCGACGCCGACCTGATCGTGACCGCCAGCGCCACCACCACCGTCGTTACCCTGACCTGCCGCCACAAGGGTCAGGTGTTCAACGGTATGGACCTGCGTCTGAACTACTATCCGGGCGAAAGCACCCCCAGCGGTCTGGGCATCGCCTTTACCACCGTCAACGGCGGTTCGGGCAACCCCGATCTGACCGATGCGCTGGCGGCGCTGGGGGACGTACAGTACCACCACCTCTGCTCGCCCTACGCCGATGTTGCCAATCTGGTGCTGCTGGAAGACGAGTTCGGCAGCCGCTGGGACGGCATGCGCCAGATCGAAGGTCAGGTGTGGACCGCCACCGTCGGCAGCCACAGCAGCCTGTCGACGCTGGGCGCCAGCCGCAATTCCGAAGTCCTGTCGATCCTGGGCGTGCAGGGCTCGCCGACCCCGGTGTGGGTGATTGCCGCCATCTATACCGCGGTGGCGATCAAGGCGCTGGACAACGACCCGGCCCGCCCGCTGCAAACGCTGGTGCTGACCGGCATGCTGGCCCCGTCGGAATCGCTGCGCTTCACCCGCACCGAACGCAACCTGCTGCTGTTTGACGGCATCAGCACCTTTACCGTCGCCGCCGATGGTACCTGTGCCATCGAACGCGCCATCACCACCTATCAGGTCAACAGCTCGGGCCTGCCCGACCCGTCGTACCTCGACGTCGAAACGCTGGCCACCCTCGCCGTCCTGCGCCGCACCATGCGGTCGCGTCTGGCGCAGAAATTCCCCCGCCACAAGCTGGCCAACGATGGCACCAACTATGGCATCGGGCAGGCGATCGTCACCCCGTCGCTGTTGCGGGCGGAACTGATTGCGCTGGCCCGTGAATGGGAAACCCGTGGCTGGGTCGAAAACATCGACGACTTCAAGGACCAGCTGATCGTCGAACGCAACGCCGACGACGCCAACCGCGTCGATGCGGTGATCCCGCCGGACCTGATCAACCAACTGCGCGTGTTCGCTGGTCAGGTGCAGTTCCGGGTGTGACCGGCCTGCCGTTCTCCTGTTTCTCTTTTCTGCTCTGAAAGGGGCTCTTCATGACCATGTATATTGGCCGCGCCAAAATCACCTTTGACGGCACCGAGCTGGACTCGGCTCCGGGGGCCAAAATCACCCTGGGCGGCGTCAAGCGCACCCCGGTGACCACCATGTACAAGGTGGGCTACAGCGAGTCGCTGGTCCCCGCCACCATCGAATGCGAAATCGCGGTGTCGGATGCCACCCCGCTGGAAAGCATCCGCCAGATTGCCGGTGCCACGGTGGTGTTCCGCACCGACATCGGCAAGTCGTGGATGGTGGCCAACGCCTTTGTCGAAGACCCGCTGGCGATCACCGCGAAGGAAGGCGGCAAAATGACCGTCAAGCTGACCGGCGATCCGGCCGAAGCCGTCTGATCAGGAGACACCGACCATGCACGATGACAGCAGCCAGGCGATGTCCTCTGCCGATCCGTCCCTGTATGCGGTGTCTTTGGGGAGCCCCGTTCATCTGAACGGGGCCACCTATCACACCCTGCACCTGCGCCCGCCGACCGTCGGCGACCAGCTCGATGCCGTCAAGCCGGGCATGAGCAATGCCGAGGCCGAACTGGCCCTGATCACCCGGTTGACCGGCGTGCCGCTGGAGGTCATCCGCCAGCTGTTGCTGACCGATTACCGCCGCCTGCAGGAGATTCTGCTGGGTTTTTTCTCCCGGACGCCGGGCACCTCCGCCGGGACGTGATCGCCTTCAGCCGGGGCACCGGCTGGTCCCTGTCCGAGATTCGCCGCCTGACCACCCACGACTACCTGCTGTGGGTAAAGGCCTTCAACGCCTTGTATAGCGAGGGCTCCTGATGAGCAGCAACCGCCCCTCCGGGGCCAATGATGGCGGCGCACTGGATATCGGTGCTCTGACAAGACTGACCTCTTCCAGTGACCGGGCCAGCGATGGCCTGACCCAGATGGCAACGTCAGCCCTGAATATCCCCACCACGTTGGGGCAGGGGATCCAGCTGGCCATCTCCAACGCCAAAGGGATCTATGATCTGGGAAGCAAGGGGATCAAGGCAGAGGATGCTGCCTATCAGATGGCCTTTGACCTGAAGATGGACAGCGCCGAGGCCCCCAAGCTGAACCTGGCCCTGAACGAGCTGGGGGAGCGCGACAAAACCAACCTGTCGCGGGACAGCCTGAACGGCATCGGGATGACTTTGGCCAATGATGACATCAGTCCCGAGGAATTCAAGCAAGGCATACTGGCCGTCGGTCGGGTGACGCAAGCAACCAAAGCATCCTATGAAGCCGTCGCCAGCAGCGCCCGCAAGGCCCATGATGATCTGAAACTGGGCTATGGCGATCTGCAGAATGCGATGGGCATCCTGAACGACATGGGCGATCCGGATGACCTCGATTTCGATGCCCTGATGGCCGCCATTCCCAACCTCACCCAGTTGGCTCAAAACCTCGGAATGAGCGGGACGCAGGGTCTGGTCGATCTGGGGGCGGCCCTGAAGGAAGCCGGCACCCTGACCGAGTCCCCGATCGCAGCGTCGGCGATGGTGTCTGAAACCCTGAAGACCCTGAATTCGGCCAAAACACAACGCGCCTTCAAGGACGCCGGGATCGACCTGAAAGCCCGGATGGCAGAGGGAAAGGCAAACGGCATCTCTGAACTGACCGTTGCGGCTCAGGCTGCCCGCGAAGTGGCCGGGGATGATCCAAGGAAACTGTCCGCCCTGCTCAATGCCCCGCAGGCCGAGATGCTGCTCAGCAAGATCGGTACCGACGAACGGTTTAAGGAGATGCGGACACTCGATCCAGAAAATAAGGACAAAGGCAAAGACAGCATCAATGCTCTCTATGCCAAACGGCTGGAAAACCCGCAAAGCACCACTGAAACCATTGATAATGCGACAAAACGGTTTGGCGATTCGATCAGTCTGGCCTTTACCGACGTCATCGCAAGCGTGAACACCGGACTGGGCTCCCTTATCAACTGGGGTGCCGAGGCCGCTGAAAACAACCCCAACACCATTCGGGCGGCAGGAATGGTTGCCGTAGGCGTCCCAATCGCCATAGCTGCGGCGCCAGCCGAAATTGCTGCAGTCGCCCTTGTGGGCGCTGGCACGATTGCCCTCGGGATGAGTGATGACGTCGATCAGCGGCGTTCCCAAACGTCACCACCACCCACCAAACCGGCGGAATCGGCTCCGGCAACACCACCTGCACCACCGGCGCAGTCCCCTCAATCCTCGCAACCACTCCTCCCCGGTGAGGGCTATGGCGGAGCACGCCGCAATGGCACCCCCATCACTCTCCCGTCTCCGCCCGCCAACGATGCCTCTCTTGGCCCGCAAGGCCCGCTCGATCCCAATCGTCCGCTGCTCGCCGACGCCGCGACCAAGGGCAAGGTCGATGTGTCGATCACCTTTGCCAATGCCCCGCCAGCGGCGATTTCCACCCGCTCGGATTCCCCGCAGGTGGCCGTCACCACCCAGACGTTCTCCGCCGCTCTCGGCCCGTCGATGAATGGACCTGTCTGAAATGACTTCATATTTCGACTCCCTGCGCGCCGCCAGCTTTCGTGGCGTCATGTTTGATGTCTCGACCCGCACCCTGAAGGGCGGGCGGCGCATCGTCCAGCACAGTTATCCCCAGCGCGATGCCGTCGGCAGCGAAGACATGGGCCGCGAAGCCCGCACCTTTACCGTCAAGGCCTTTCTGGTCGGGACGGGCTGGATGCTGCGGCGCGATGCCCTGATCAAGGCATTCGAACAGGGCGGCCCCGGCGATTACATTGACCCGTGGGGGCGCAAACAGCGGGTGGTCCTGACCAGCTACTCCCTTGAAGAGAACATGGGACAAGGGGGGCATTGCACCTTTGACCTGTCGTTTGTCGAAGCCGCCGAACAGCACCGCCACACCGTCCTGACCGACACCGCCGGGGTCAGCACCAGCACCGCCACCACCGCCCGCACGGCCGTTCTCAGTGACTTCTACGCCCTGTTTGACACCAGCAAGGCCAATGCCCTGGTGCAGGATGCACAGGCAACGCTGTTTGGTCTGTGCGATACCATCAACGGCCTCAGTGCCGCATCGGGGGTCCTCGCCGGGATCAACGACCTGAAAGCCTCGCTCTATGGCCTGCTGGTTGCTCCGGCTGATCTGGCAAGCGCGGTGCTCGATCTGGTCGGAACGCTGGGAAACAGCGTCGATATCGCCGACCGCTATCGCACGCTCGGATGGCTGGCCGGTTTTCAGGCCCAGTCGGTTGGCTCGGCCTCGGTCGGCTGGGTGGCTCCGGCGACCAGCAGCCAGATTGCCGCCGCCCGCCAGAACGCCGCCACCGGCACAACCACCAACACCAGCGTCAGTGAAGCGGTGGCGGTCAACCGCGCCGCCCTGACCACACTGGTTCAGGATGCGGTGCTGATCGAACAGGCCAAATGCTCTGCGGCGATGACGTTCGAGTCCTATGACGATGCCGTTGCCATTCGTGACGCCCTGATCAGTGGGCTGGAAACCCGCATGAGCACCGCCGATGACGAGGTGTACCGCGCCTTTGACAGCCTGCGGACCGCCATCGTTGCCGATATCGCCGCCCGTGGCCTGTATCTGGAACGCCTGACCACCCTGACCCTGCCGACCTCGCTGCCCGCACTGGCGTTGGCATGGCGTCTGTATGGCGATGCCACCCGCGACGAAGAGCTGATTGCCCGCAACAGCCGTCTGATCTGCCATCCCGGCTTTGTCCCCGGTGGCGTTCCGCTGAAGGTGCTCAACCATGCCTGAGACCGCTGCCGACCTCGTGACCTTGCGCGTCAACAACACCCTGCATCGCGGTTGGACCACCGTCGATATCACCCGTTCGCTCAGCACCATCAGCAACGCCTTTTCCCTCACCGTTGCCAACGACTGGGGATCGGACAGCCCGACCCTCAACAGCACCCTGCTGGCGCCGGGTGACATTTGTCAGGTGCTGATCAACGACCAGCCGGTGGTCACCGGCTATATCGACAGCGTCAAGCCGTCCTACGATGCCAAACAGCACCAGATCAGCGTCAGCGGACGCGACCGCACCGGCGATCTGGTCGATTGTTCGGCAAACGTTCAGGAATGGCATGATCATTCCCTCGACGATATCGTCCGCGCCCTGATTGCGCCGTTTTCCCACCCCGAGCTGGGGGAGATCGGGATCAGGGTTGTTCCCGAGGGTCGCCTTCTTCCGCCGGTGGCCAAACATTCGGTGCATCCCGGCGATACGGTGTACAGCGTCATCGAACGTCTCAGCCGTCAAACCGGCTGTCTGGTCTGGTCTGACGGCACCGGAGGCCTGATCATCGGCAATCCGGTCAAAGCCAAGACCGGTATCCCCCTGCAACGGCGCGTCAACATCCTCAGTGCCAGCGCCAGCAACAGCTGGAGCAAGCGCTACAGAAACATCGTCGTGCTCAGCGATAGCCCTGGCAAAACCAGCGGGCCGACAGGTAGCCTCCCCTTTTCACTAAGCGATCCCGACATCGGAGCCAAAGACTGGAGAATCACCCGCTATCGCCCCCTGCTGATGATTGCCGAAGCAAGCATCGGGGACGAGTTGCTGGAGAAACGGGCCGAATGGGAAAAGCAACACAATGCCGGGCAAGGTCAATCCTATATCGTCACCGTGCAGGGCTGGCTACAGGATGGCCAGTTGTGGACGCCGGGGCAAACCGTCTCCCTGACAGATGACTGGCTGGGGGCAGACGACAGCTACCTGATTTCCACCGTCAACTTCAAACACGGGACCGGCGGCACCACCACCACCCTGACGGTGATCCCGGACAGCGCCCTTGGCCCCGAACCCAACGACGAGGTGAGCTTCAAGGATTTGCATAATCCCAAGGCACCCGAACCCAAGACCTCCTGACACCAAGCCCCCTGACACAAGGCCTTTTCCCATGCCCCATATCGCTCATCTGGCGCGCCGACTGGCGTTGCTGATCGGACGCGGCTGGCTGCGGCTGACCAATGACACCCCGGCCATCCAGCAGATTCAGGCCGAATTCTTTGCAGGAGAAGTCCACGACCAGATGGAACGGGTCCAGGACTACGGACTGACCTCGGTCGCCCATCCCGGCATGCAGGCCATCAGTGCCTTTGTCAATGGTGACCGCAGCAACAGCATCGTTCTGGCCGTTGCCGACACCCGTTACCGCCTGCGCGGCCTGCAAACCGGCGAAGTCGCCCTGTACGACGATCAAGGACAGGTGGTCCACCTGACCCGCAGCGGCATCAGCATCAGCACCCCGCTGTCGGTGACGGTCAGCGCCGGTCAAAGCCTGCGCCTGGAAGCCGAAGACATCGTCCTGCATGGCCGGACCTCGCTGTCATGGGACGTGGATGGCTATGGCCGCCGCGTCACCAGCACCGGCGGCGGCAGTTACGAAGACAAGACCTGGCAGCAA